CCAACCTTTTAATCTATTTATTAAAGAAGTGCCTCAAAAGCAGAAGCTAGAGTTGAAAGGCTAACGGCAGCCTTAGCTACGATAACCAGTGTTCTCTCCGACTTCTGAACAGCATCCCTTGCACCAGCGTGATAATACTGAACGGTAAGCACATTATAACCTGTAGTGTCGTTTGCGTCAACGGCAAGAGAGACATTACCATTTGTTATAATGCTAAATCCGTGAACATCATCAGCACCCTTTTCGCCTTCAGCGAAGTACTCCATATCTGCCACCTTATGAGTGTTAGGCAGTGTTCCAGCAGGAACTGAATCATATGTAGCCCAATCAGAAACCTCTGTAGAACTAATAACGATAGGAGCATTTGTAACAACAAAGTTAAGTGTTGTCTCAGGGAATGTACCAAGCTTCCAAGCTGGTTTCGGCTCAGCAATGACAAGCTTTGTAACCTCGGTTACTGTAGTGCCATTCTTCTTGAGAACAATAGCGCCATTACTTACAGTAGCAGTAAGCTTGTTGGCAGCCGCAACAGTTGAATCATAAAGCTCATAAATTGGATAATCCTCAGTTACATTAAGCAACAGATTACCAGCAAGACCAGCAAGAACTGTACCAGCTGTATCACCAGTCTTTGCAACATATGAAGCCTGCTTTGTATAAGTGCATTCCTCACCGATAGTTCCACGAACCATCACTCTGATGATATAATCCTGTCCAACAACAGGGTCACCACCATTAACATTGCTATTAAGCACAATGCCAACACCCTTAAGTGCCTTAGTGTCATCCGCAGCCTGAACATATTTAACGCTTAGGATATGACCTAGCTGAATAAGATCAGTGCGAACAGTCTCGCCAGCAGCATTGGCAACCTCAAGAAAAGCGTGAGTCTCCTTACCAGAAGGACCAAACTTTTGAAGTGTTGGGGCTTCACTTACGCAGTAAAACTGCATTACTTGATTTGTAGAAAAATTCATAACTATTTAATATTAAATTTGTTATATATTATTTTGATTGCCAAGCAGACTTGGCGAGTTGAACAGCTCTCAATAGTATTGGACGATGCATTGATTCATCTAATTCGCATTCTATGGAAACTTCTGCGGGATAACCGTTTATTGTTAAACCAGCAAAATCTTGATTACCAATAATTATTGGAAGTGGTTTCTTTAGATATTCGAAATTATATTCAATTACATCATAAGCTTTATCACAATGAATTATTGCCGTATTATCTTTGGCATCAACTCTTATTGCTCTTTTCTTTGATACACCCCTGAACGGATTTTTGTAAGTTCTTAAAAAGTAATCATACTTTGTTGGTATAACTTCAACAGTTCGTTTATCTTCATAAGTTTTTTCGCTTGTTTCTGGATCAATTACTGGTTTACCAATAACAGCCCATTCCATAACAACATATAAGATATCGTCGCTATAAGTTTTGCATTTAAATTCGTTTGTATCGAATCTGTTGTCAGTTTGTTTCGTCATATCAACAATAGTGTAACGCCTTAGTAGTGCATCAAGAGATTTTCTCATCTCCTCGGTTTTTTCGAAGCCAGAGTAAGAATTCTCATAAAGCTCGTTTACTATTTGTTCATAAGCTAATGTGAGGAATTCGCTGATTTCAAAATCGTTGTAACCAGGAGCCTGATTAGACGTTACATTATTATAGTAAGTATTAAACTCTGTTCTAAATTCCTCAGTAGTCATATATTATTTAATTTTGGCCTCAATTGCTAACTTGAGTTCCTGATTTTTCGGAAGACTAAGATAACGAGCAGCGTAACTTGCTGTAGGATTTTCTCCATCATTACAAAGAGGTTCATCATTATAATAATAATAATCACCGCGCTTTGTTACAACCTTACACTGATGAGCCTTGTTAAGCAATACCCTAAATGGAAGAATTGGATCAGTCATTGTCCTCAATACTTCTCTAGGTGTTGTTTCAATTAAATCAGTAATCTTCGAACGAAGGAAATCAATACTGCTATTAGCAGACACCGGGCGACCATCAATGGTCTCAATAATAGTCTTCATTACATCGTAATTATCTTCAATCTTACCAAATTCCTTGTAGCACATAATCTTGTTAGATACAAGCTCCTTGCTATTTGAATATGTCTCATTATCACTTGTTATTACATAGCAATAAGTTTGCTTTGGTTGCTCCCTTAACTTCTTAAGGCTAGGACAAATATAATCATTGTTAGCAAGCAATACTTTATATCTAATGTAATCCTCTGGATCAGCAAGATTAAAAATCGTGTCCTGCTTGGACAGCTTTACAAAGTAATTTTCCCAATAGTTGTTTTCCCTATTATGAACCGAAAGGGCATTTGGCTCCATTGACATATATTCCTCAAGGAATGCCTTCTCAGAATTAGTTAATACATTCTTATATGAACCGTTTGTTAGAACCGGCACAGTAAATGTATTAATTGAGTTCTCTGCCATACCACCATAGTAAGGATGCTTCTTATCTGTAATACCATCGTTTTCCTTAAAGATTCTCTTGACGATAATCTTTTCGTTTCTTAGGCAACTCGTAACATCTGGAGCATCAACATCCTCTCTCTTTTTAGGTGCTGTACTCTTCTTACTTGTTGGCTTCGGTTCCTCTTTTTGAATCGGAACTCTTTCCTCCATTGCGGAGGCATCAATCACAAAATCTTCCATAATTAAAATTCTCCCAAATTAATATATAAAAATGGGTGAAGGGTGACTTCCCTTCACCCTGTATAAAACTCATTAACCAAGTGCAATCATTGGAATTAATGACATCGTTCTGGTAGGATCAAGAACACAAACACCAAAGCTAGCCATTCTGTGGATAGATGCACTATCTTCGCTATAGCTCATATAGTTGTTAGATGTAGCACCGGTCCAAGGATTGCGCATACCACTCATAAAACCACGAGATTCAGGGCGACCCTTAATAGCGCACTTGAAGATGTTTGGAGCCTGAGATGTACCAAGATCGAAGATATCATAACGATAAGACTCGGCAACACCACCATTCGGATGAGGAATCTTATTTGTTACTGGATCATCATAGAAGGAGTCAATCTCCACCTTAATATGAATGTTGTTAGGACCAAACCACTCTGTAATCTGAGGATTACGTGCGGTGTAGCCATTACCATTCTTAGATAGAATGCCAAGATTGTCACCGTTGAAAGTAAACTCTGTCCATCCAGAAACGGCAGAACGAGCTTCCTTCGCAAACTGAGCAAAACCAAATTCACCAGTACGGATCATAAATGTTCTGTCACCATACTCAAGATTCTGCACAGAGAACTGAAGCAGAATATCTTCAAGAAGCTTCAGAGTAAACTTATTGTAATAGTGAACATTACCCTTCTGCATCTGAGCGCGTAGACCATCACCCTTACGGATAACCTCACCACCCTGATCGAAGTTACGATACTCACCGTTGTTATTTCTGTTAGAAACAGAATAATACATCATGTTGTTCTTATACTCGGCCCACGTACGCTCGAAATCGTATTCTTGCTGGAACATCCACTTATTAACAGTGGTAGGAACCATCTTGCCAGAACCATCCTGCTTAACAAGTGCAGGAACACCAATAGCAACCTTCTTATCCATCAGGTCGCCAGAGACCTTGTCATAAAGACGAATTGTAGTCCACTCGTTTCTCATTGTTGCAGGAGCAACGTGACGAACGCCACCGACCTCCTTAGACAGACCACGAGCAACTGGAGCAGCATTGTAGCTGAAGCGCTCACCAAGCTGGAGTCTCTCGGCAGGAATACCCTCGTTAGAACCGTTAGAAAGCTCGACTTCATAAACATAGTTGGTCCCCTCCATTCTAGGAGCACCCTTAATTAGCATGGGATAAACTTCGTTCATGTTACCGAAGATTTCCTCACCATTGAAGAACCACTGCTCACCGAACACAAGATAGAAAGGCTCACCGTTAACACCGGCGTTAGCGCCATCCTCAACCTTGCTGCCATCATAGTAACGAGCCTCAATTAGAGGAATGTTTCTACGAGCAGAACCAATAACTTCCCAGTAGTACTCATCATCTGACTCAAACTCCTTTGTAGGGAACTTTGTTAAGAAAGCTTCAAGAGCCTTACCAAAGTTACGAGCGGCAAGTTGAATCATGAACTGATTCGCAAGCTGTGGAGACTTGTGGTACAGGGTATCAATATGATTGGCCTTAGTTACCTCAGATGCCCAGCCAGTAAATCCTACAGTCTGAAATTTTTGTAATTTAACCATAAATAACTTTAGATTTTTAATTATATTTAAACATCTAGAGTCCAATCATCACTGCCTGAATAAGTGTCCTTGTCACCACCAAGACCATTAGCCAATCTGAATGAACCATCAGAATTTCTAGTAGTACCATTGAGCGCATCAGTTAGATTTTTCAGACTCTTCTTTGTTGTTTTGTTAACCTCTCCTTTAATAAGGTTATCAATGTTCTTGAATCCATCCGTCATAGCGTACATAACACCCATGATCTTTAAGAACTCATAGTGATTATCTGCAGCATACTTTTGAACTGCTGACAACATCTCTCCAGTATCAGGATCTTTG